AGTTGGGGGAAATAGTATGTGGAATAAAATTAAAAATGTATTAACAAATATAGCACAGCCCGAAACAGGCAAAGTTGCTCCTATAACCGAAGGCAAGAAGCGCACACAGGTTAAAACACCTAAGGTTACTAGTACGGATCCAGCGGCTATTAAACCTAAAAAGCCACGTGCTAGTAAAAAGAAAGTAGTAGAAGACCCAGATAAAAAACTTGCTACTAAAAACGGTGAACCTTGGGTAAAGATATTAAGTATGGATTTAGATCCCGATGATCCAGGTAATGGAGCATTTGAATTAGATTGGAATGATAAATTTGTAGCCAACTTAATACGTGCAGGATATCAAGGTCGAACAGATGCTGATATTGTAGACAATTGGTTCAAAGCAATATGTCGCAATGTAATCACAGAAGCATACGAACAGGACCAAGCTGATCCCGAAAAACGCAGTAATCGACGTGATTTAGGCAATGGTAGAACAGAAATATCTTGACAACAACACCAAATGAAAGTATAATGTTTACATGAGATACTTAATAGTAGATGCAGCAAACACATTCTTCAGAGCCCGACACAGTGCCCATCGTCAAAGCGATACATGGGATAAGTTGGGCTTTGCCATTCATGTTACCCTAGCCAGTATTAACAAAGCATGGCGTGATCAAAAAGCAGATCATGTTATTGTCTGTTTAGAAGGACGTAGCTGGCGCAAAGACTTTTATACTCCGTATAAAGCTAATCGAGCAGTGGCACGTGCGGCTAAGACAGAAGCAGAACAAGAAGAAGAACAAATGTTCTGGGACGCTTTTGATAGTCTTAAAACATTCTTAGCTGAAAAGACTAACTGTACTGTGCTACAACATGGTAACTTAGAAGCTGATGATTTGGTAGCAGGCTGGATACAAACACACCCAACTGACCATCATACTATTGTATCAAGTGATACAGACTTCTATCAACTGTTAAGTGAAAACGTTAATCAATATAACGGTATTGCTGACGAATTGCATACACTTACTGGCATCTATGATAAGAAAGGTAAGCTGGTCTTAGATAAGAAAACTAAAGAGCCTAAGAAGATTCCAGATCCTAAGTTCATCTTGTTTGAAAAATGTATGCGTGGTGACCCTACAGATAATATCTTTAGTGCTTATCCTGGTGTGCGTACTAAAGGCACTAAGAACAAAGTAGGCCTAGAAGAAGCGTTTAGTGATAAAGATCGTCAAGGGTATGCTTGGAATAACCTAATGCTACAACGTTGGACTGATCATAACGGTGATGAACATCGTGTGTTAGATGACTACAATCGTAACGTTACTTTAGTAGACCTAGCGGCACAGCCCAAAGAGTATAAACTTATGATAGAAGAAACTATCAAAGCTAATGCCCAAGCATTAAATCGTCCTATGGTAGGTGCGCAATTCTTAAAGTTCTGCGGCAAGTATGACCTAGTTAAACTAAGCGACAATGCCAGCAACATGGCAGAATGGATGACGGCTAGTTACCCTGCGCAGGCAGTAACATTGTATCATTTAATTAATTAGAAAGTAAATTTTGATAGATAAATCACAGAAGTTTTTAGCGTTAGACTTAGAATTAAACCAACCAAGTGGTAAGATCATTCAGGTTGGTGTTGCCATCGGCAGTGCAAATGATAAGTTTGAAAATTATATAACTAAGAAATGGTACATCGATCCAAACGAACCAATTGATCAATTTATTATCGACTTGACTGGTATTACTGATCATGATATTAGATTAAACTGTGTAAGTCATGCTACAGTTGCACGTGAACTTAGTGACTTGATCAAACAACATAACACTTGGATCAACCCAATCACTTGGGGTGGTGGTGACAGTAGAGAATTATTAGATGAGTTCTGCAAGAACTATGTCGACTTCCCACACTTCGGACGTCGTTGGATTGATTGTAAAACTTTCTATACGTTTATGATGTTTGCTCGAGGCAAGAACCCCAGTGGCGGACTTGCTAGTGCTATGGGCACATTCAAACTACAGTTTAAAGGTACAGCGCACAGAGCAGACATTGATGCAGTTAATACTCTTGCTTTATTCTTTAAGTTCTTAGAGCGACAACGTGGACTTGAAAACTTACTACATGATGCTAAAGTTATATAGTTCTTTTATACTAGCCATTATCTTAATTGGGTGTGCTACTCCGGAAATAACCAAACTCAGCGAGCAAGACTATAAGGTTGTGGGTAAGCTTCATAAAGAAGAATACGATGAAATAATTACCATAGTCAAGCAACATCCTAATCAACCATTGAATTTTTATGTTACGTCAATTGGTGGTACTAGTGAAGATTTGTTAGATGCTATGGATACAGTACATCAACACGGGCTAGTCAATTGGTATTCAGTAGACTATTGTGACAGTGCCTGTGCTATCATGGCCTTAGCCACACATCACGCTAATGGTGAGTTCAAACTACATTCGTTCTATTCTCGTAGTCATCATCAAGTACTTGCGGCGCCAGGGTACAACGAACGTATACTAAAAAAGTTAAACTCGTACGGATACGACACAGATCGTATACATCATATGTTTGACAGTGTAGAACAGTTATGGCCAATAGTTATTGAAGATGGCAAAATAATTGATTGACTTTGAAACAAAACCTAAATATACTATATAGATAAGGAATGATTATGGCACACGTATTTGATAAAACATTACAAGTTATAACAGAAGAAACTAAACAAAAAATGAGAGATTCACACATGAAAAGGAAATTAAAATAATGGCACATATTATAGATAAGTCGTTTGAGTTTTGCTATGGTCATCGGGTGCATACCCAGACACTAAATGGCGAGTATGCCGCTGATTTGAAATGTGCTTGCCGCCATTTACACGGGCATGAAGGTAAGATGCAGGTGTTCTTAAAAAGCCCAACTGGCGTTTTAGATCCAACTGGTATGGTCACTGACTTCCGCCATTTAGAATGGTTGAAGAAATGGATTAATGAATACATTGATCATCAGTTTATGCTGGATGTTAATGACCCATTGTTTGGTCAATTAATTGGACCTCGTACAATGATTCCTGTGTACATTCCAGAAACAGATCAGTATGCTGGTAGTATACTTGATTTGAGTGACTTAGAACCCAACACACCAGAATATGAATACTATGAAGGCTTCTTTATTGTAGACTTTGTTCCAACTAGCGAAAACTTATCAAGTTGGATGGCAGACCTAGTAGATGCTAAGATGAAGAAACTAAATGTAACAGTAGATCGCATTGATTGGTGGGAAACTCCTAAGTCACGCAGTACTTTTATTAAAGGTTAATTATGACTACTACTGTCTTTATTCTACTAGCATTGTTCGGCATTAAACATTTCTTAGCAGATTTTTTGCTACAGTTTGACTATATGCTACGTGAGAAAGGCATCTACGGAGCAGAAGGCGGCATACATCATTCAGCTCTACATGCTGCGTTTACTTTTTTAATCTTAGTGTTCTTTTGCCATAGTGCCAATGATGTTATTGTACTTGCTCTAGCAGATGGTGTTATACATTACCATGTTGATTGGGTAAAACAACAACTAAACCGAGGACTTACCACAGCCAATCATATGTTTTGGGTATGGATGGGTGCTGATCAAGGTCTGCATTACTTAACATATATAGGAATTATCTATGTCGGAACAGTATAAACGCTTTTGTGAATTTGAAAAAACCTGCGCAGGTGCGGCTAATTGTGATGGACCAACTCTTACATTGTTAGCACGAACTATTGTAAAAAATAAATGTTGGGTTGTTGAGAGTGATGGTACTAAGGTAGCCACTATTCTTGCCAACGAAGGTAGCAACGGAGTTACATTAGTTCACGATGGTCAAAGAGAACGGTTTAGTAGTTTGAAGTTACTTAGTGCTCGTTATAATATTATTATTGATAAAACTAAAGTAGCTAAAATAGCCAAAGAATCACATGAGGTATATGGATACCCCTGTGAAAATAAACCACAGAATGCCTTATGGGACGTGCAACACAAATTACCAGTGTTTACTAAAGGTAGTAAAAGTAAGAGTTTCTTCTGTGCCGGTTATTATATTATACAATTTAATAATGGGTGGGTTAAGAGTTACTGCCCTAAGTTAATTACTTTAAACAGATATCCTTATCAAGGACCATATAACACACAAGAAGAAATGCAGGTACAATTAAGATTAGCAAACGGAGGGCATGATGGAGAATCAACTTAGTCTACATTTAAAGGCATTTAACAACCGTGTTAAGGTTATGAATCAAACTAATAGCAAGGACTTAACATTGTCTGCCTTAGATGTGCGTAATCTACATAATGATATATTTGAATTGTTAGCTCAAATAGCGGCATTAACAGCAATTAAAGAAGCAGAAGAAGCCGAAGCTGTAGTTAATATTGAAATGGATGGTGGCGGTTTTTAGAATTATATATGTAGTTAATTGGCATAAATAAACGTAGTAAGGATACTTTATGTCAAGACCAAAGCCAACAGTGCTGTTAGAGCATGTTAATAAAACAAATTACAAAAGTGATCAGATTCTAGATTCAGAAGGCATCTGGGCGGTTTTCTTTGATAACCAACCAATCAATCTAAAAACACAAAATATCTTAGTAGCCTACCCAGGTCCAAAGTATAAGAAAGTTTCATTTAGCAATCCCGGTCACGCAATTAATCTCGCTAAGAAACTTAATGCACTGTTTAAGTCAGAAAAGTTTTCAGTTGTGCTACTTAAAGCTGGCGATACCATCTATCCATAATCATGTCACGTGCCGAATCACCGCAGTCAATTTGGCAGGATAAGTTTTATCAAATAACACCATACTCAGTAAGTCCTAGCAGTTGGTGGTATAATCCAACTAATCACAACAGTTTACGTTTAACTCAAAGAGCCTATTTGGAAGTGCGTAAACATGTTAAATTTTATAAGTTTGAACTTAGTCACGACATACGTCCTAAAACGTTTGTACAGCTAGAGCGTTGGTTTAAAGAGCCGTATTACGTACAAAATCGCAAGACTATACATATTGTCAGTGACCGCGATGCTATGATGTTGAGTCTACATGCAAACAATCTACAACAATATTTAGATAATCAAAGTCTTTGATTGACAATCAGTCACTTTGATAGTATAATGATACATATTAATAAGGAGTAAGACATGAAGAAGCTATTACTAGCAACACTGTTATTATCACTTAGC